TGCCTAGTGCAGAGCCGTTTCTCGTCCTATCTGGCGACCACGACTTCAATCAATTGCAGAAGTGGTCTAATGTCAAGCAGTATGCACCCGTGCAGAAGAAGTTTGTCAAGCTGACCGATAAGCCAGAAGCAGTTCTCATGGAACATATCATTATGGGCGATAAGGGTGACGGTGTTCCTAACATCTTATCAGATGATGATACGTTCGTGACTGGTTCACGCCAGCGTCCTATGAAGAAAGATAAGGTTGCTGAGTGGAAACACCAGAAGCCAGAAGACTTCATCACCAGTGATGAAATGTGGCGTAACTTCCAGCGCAACCGTGAACTGGTTGACTTGTCGCGTATTCCAGAAGATATTAAAGAAGCTATCATAGATAGTTACGAAAAGCAAAAGGGTGGTGACCGCAGTGGTCTCCTGAACTACTTTATTGCAAACCGTATGAAACAGATGATTGATTTGATCGATGAATTTTAATAGCTCCACCGAACGAGTAGGCATCACAGCCAGTTGCTTTGACCTGTTTCACGCAGGACACGTTCTTATGCTGCAGGAAGCCAAAGAACAGTGTGACCGATTGGTCGTAGCACTACAGACTGACCCAACGATTGACCGACCAGAGAAGAACAAGCCTGTTCAATCTTTGGTTGAGCGATATATTCAGGTGCAAGCCTGTAAGTATGTGGACGATATCATTCCATATACGACGGAAGAAGACTTGCTAAATATACTACAATGTTATGACTGGGATGTTCGCATCATTGGCCAAGATTATTACGGTAAGCGGTTTACTGGTGACGAACTAGGAATCGAAGTTTATTACAATAGTCGCAGGCATAGCTTTAGCACTACTGAATTGAGAAAGAGAATTAGCGATGGCAACAAGATTACAGCCTAAGAAGTTTAAGTATATCAATGAAGCCCTAGATTGGGCAACAGAGGTAAAGAACGTAGACGAATTACGTGAACGAGTTCGTGCAATCTCTACTGGCAATTCTATTCTTATGCGGTTCTTGGCATGGGGTGTAGGATATGAACAAGGTCCATATAATCTACCCGAAGGCAAGACACCGATTAAGAATGAAGGACTACCATCTGGTATGTCTGACACCACTATCACAATGGAATTTAGACGCATTCTAACTCTTCTTCCTAATGGCAGCGCAGCAAATGTCGCTCAGTGGCGCCGAGAAGAAATCTGGATGCAGATTTGCCAGGGTGTTCATCCTGACGAACAAGTTCTTTTGGATGCGGCAAAAGATAAGACAATTCTGGATGTTTATCCTGCTCTTGCCGATGTGCTAGATAGTTTTCTTACTGGTTGGAAAAAGCCCGAGGTTAAGAAGAAGAAGGTATCAAAAAAGTCAGAACCGCTCTCGGAATAATTCGTGATAAATTTGCTTTTATACGCGGGTTGCGCAAGAGCGGGAAGCACGTGGTTGTATGGGGAGTTAAACGGCCGTGGGGACTGTGATCTATCTAGCATAAAAGAATATTTTCTTTTTATGGATGGGTTCACACTGAATCCTGACTTTGATAAATCCAGTTTCTTTGACCATTATAGAAAACTGGCAGAAAATCCCGAGGTTAAACTTCTGGGTGAAATGTCGCCTTCCAATGGTTTTGCAACAATAGAACAACTCAAAGAGTTTGCCACAAAGGCAACCTTGTATGGATTCAAAGTTCGCCCGGTAATTATTCTCCGAGATCCAATAAATCAGAAAATTTCAGAAACAAAATTAGATGTAATCGCTAAGTTGTCTCTGGACTCCAAAGAAAATATGTCTGATACATTTAAAAGATATCGACAAAATACTTCAAGTGATGTTCCTGTTACGTTAGATAATGTATTGACCATTTCTGTTCCATTTGAATACCGATTGCTAAATTGGGAAAAAACGATAGAGAATTATCGCCAAGTTTTTGGAAATATTTTTATTGGATTTTATGAGACGCTGTTTACAGAAAATAGTATGATGGAATTGTGTGAGTATTTGCAAATTCCTTATACTGATTTCAATTTTACTAGAGTGGCAAACAAATTGTTAGATGTGAACGAGTTTACAGACGAAGAGAAACAAATGATATATGATACTATTCCTCACTGTAAGCAAAATTATGAATATGCGGTAGAAAACTTTGGTAATGACTTCATCAAAAGTATCTGGTGGACTCCTAATAAATAGAAGTTCTCTCCACTATCTAGGGAAATACTTTGATGGGTCAAATACTGGAACATAAGCACCTAATCATCCGTGCCGAACTTAAAAATCCGCCTAAGTGCGCAGAAGCCATTCAGGACTGGATGAAACTTTTGGTTGATAAGATTGATATGAAGATTCTTATGGGTCCTTATGCGGTTTATTCTGATATGGTAGGCAATCAAGGTTTGACAGCGGTAACTATTATCGAAACAAGCCATATTGCCATGCATGTCTGGGATGAAGTGAACCCTGCATTGATGCAACTGGATGTCTATACCTGTTCAAAGCTGAATGTTGATGATGTATTTCTGGCTCTAAGTGATTTTATGCCGGTAAATGTTGAATTTAAATATATTGACCGCGAACATGACTTGACATTGCTGGATAAAGGTGTTATAAGTGAGATACTTCCTCTTTAAACACAAAGGCGAAATCTGGTTAGTCAAGGACCCGGAACAGGTACCAAAGCCCAGAGAACTTTTGCTGCAAAACTCTAATATCGAATATATCAGAGAAAAAGCAGACAGTTTAAAAAAGGGGTTGACATTCAAGGATAAAGTTGCTAGAAAGAAGATACCAAATCTAACAACGGAGCATAAACGAAAGATTGCTCTAGCGTTAAGTGGAAGCAACAACCCCAACTGGGGTGGCTTGAAAGAAGAAACAAAGGCCAAAATTCGTCGCAAGATGCGAGGAACAAGGCGCAACGAAAACAATCCTATGTATGGCAGACGCCAATCATGGGAAACTCGCAATCTCATAGCGATGAAAGCGAGACACAGAAGACGAAAGTGGTGTGTCGACCCTAGTGGTAAAACGCATTTGGTAGACCCACTTACTTTCATACTACCTTCTGGCTGGATGTGGGGAAGATTTTACGACCCATATCGACCAGAAGATTTTTCAAAATAAGTTTCAAAAAGAACTTGACTTACTCTAAAAAGTGTAGTAAAGTGTATAAATACAGTTTCGGTTCTTTGACATTGTTGGATAAAGTTTGTGTCGGGAGGGCTTCGGCTCTCCCACATGACTTATTAGATGAGTGCATTGCTCGGTTCGATTCCGATGATGTTAGTTGCAAATGGCATGCGCTGGTCCAGTGCATTCTTCTAATAAGTTTTTGCCCTTATAGCTCAGTTGGTAGAGCAGTTGATTTGTAATCATCAGGTCCGGCGTTCGAGTCGTCGTGGGGGCACCAGTTTTATTCCCTAATGGCGCAGCGGTAGCGCAGTTGACTGTTAATCAATTGGTCGGTGGTTCGAATCCATCTTAGGGAGCCAGTTTGACGCAGGGTGGAGCAGTGGTAGCTCGTCTGGCTCATAACCAGAAGGTCGTCGGTTCAAGTCCGACTCCTGCAACCAGATATCAGCCTCGACGGAGGCTGTAAGAAGTGTGACTGAATAATCTCCTTGTCAGTGGGGATAAAGTAGACTCGGGGATTGGTCTCCCGCTCAACCAGCAAACGGGTCGTGTGCCGAGATTTCACAGGAAATTGACTGGGCACTGGTGGTATATCCGAATCCACTCACTTCGCTTTATGTTTTAAACAATGGAGATGTTATGCAGACTTTAACGAGAGATTTTATCTCGGACAATTATCAAAGCGTAGACATTAGTCCTCTTGCAACAGAATACCCCACACTAGATTCAATTAATAAAGATGAATTGGTCAAGAAGATTGACCATTGGAAGTATGTTTTAACTGAAACATGCGGCGCCAAAAAAGGCGATAGAATTCTTATCGGATTACTAGTGGTAGATAGTGACTATCTTGCCCTTTGTTTTGCCAGTTTCGAGTTGTCCTTGGTAGTTACTATTGCGGATCAACTGCCAGCATATCTGGCTAGTGATAAGGTAAATCCTAAAGTTAAGTTACTGTCGCCTATCAACATCTATATTCATGATGCTGCCGGTTATTCATATTCTAAATCCGCATGGTTCATAGACTATTGTAATAAATCATTTAGCATTGAGGACCTGCGTCTTATTACAGTTGACAATCAAAAAAGATTTGATGAAGTCTCTGCAATTCGGCCGCACCCAGATGATACTTTAATGATATGCACCAGCAGCGGTACCACAAATACTCCGAAGCTACTTACACATACACATAGATTTTTCTATGAATTGTGTAAGAGAAATTCGTCGAGATTTTCAGGTAACGTTCTACATAGCAGAAACCTAAATCACGGTAGTAGTTTGAGTGTGTTTTTCTTACCTTCATTACATAGTGATATGGTAAAGAAACACTATCTTATGTCGCACCGCGCAGAAATTGTTGAAAACTTAGTCCTGACTTTGAAGGACCAAGATATCAATCATGCCACTTTATCGTATAGGGATCTTTCCGATAAGTTTTTTGCTTCGTTGGAAAATCACGGCGTAAAATATCCAAATATGCGTTTGGATCTTCTGTCTTACATTCCATATGACTATACGAAATATGTGAAACAAGG